TTCTAAGTACAGCATCTTCTACTGGTTTATCAGAGAACTTGATATCTGTAAATTCATCTTTAGCTAAGTCATTAATATTCTTATTACCACCTTTAGCTGCAGTGAATTTAGAGGCACGTTTCATGCTTCTACCAGCACCTGCTATGTAAGCTGCACCTTCTACTACACTAGATAGTAATCCAAAGATAGCACCTTCATTAACATTTTTAGCTCTTTTCTCCCCAGGGGAATCATCATCAGTTGTAGCAATACTATTAGGTATCCATTGGTATGTTTTAGGCCAATACTTCTTTAAAGTACCAGCTAAATTATCATCCTTTTGGTTCTGTTCTGATACATAATCAACTAAGCCACCAGTACCGATATCAATACCAAACTTAGACATGTATTCAAATGATTTTCTATTACCTAAAGATCTTAACCACTTTGGTCCTACACCTCCAGCTGCTTGTAGTTTAGTACCAGCTGATATTGCCATACTTCTAAGACCTAGTGAAGGTATCACTAGACCAGAGATGTTACGTACAGCTGTAGATACTTTATCTTCATACTCAGGGAGTTTAGGTACTTTAAAACCTGTTGCCAAGTTGTAAGTATCTATTGCTGTGTCTATAACACCAATAGCAGGAGCTACACCTTCGTATAAATTTTTAGGTAAACCTCTAATAGTTCCTTCAGCTATATCTTGTACAGCTCCTAACGCACCTGGTCTTGGGACAAAACCTTCTTCTCCAGGTGCTATGTATTCTTGCTGACCTTCCGTAGAAGATGTTGAATCACTTTCTAAAGAATTATCCGTAGATAATCCAGATTGATTTAAAGCTTCTTCAACATTAATCATGTCTTCTTCTGTAATGTTATTTGATAACTCGTTTAGAGCTTCATCAACATTAATCATTTCTTCATCCATAATGTTATTTAGAGTACACCCTCCGTATATTGAGGTTCTAGTGCCCCTTGTTGTTTAATAAATTCATCTAACGCTTCATCAGATTCTAAAGCAGATGCAGGGACAGTTTTAATTCCTAAAGTGTTTAATCTTTGAAGTCTTTTGTTTTTTTCAAAATTTAAATCTGCTTCTTCTATAGTACTATCAACTTCAGCTTCAGCAGCTAAAACTTTACGAAGTCTTGTTGCTTGCTTTGGTGAAAAATTTTGAACACCTTCTCTATTTAATAAGTATAGTAAATCAGTGTTTTTAGTTTTATTTAAAACCTCTTTTATATACAAGTGTGGATTAACAAAATTATCTATATCACTTTGATCTAAATTCCTTAGTTCCTTATTTGGGTCATCTTTTGCAAGAGCATTAAATTGAGCTACAATAATTTCTTGTGGTGTGACTCCTAATAATTTAGCTTGAGTTATAATCTTTTGTGATACTTGATTATTTTCAAAAACCGCTTTAAGTTCAGATCCACTTAATATAGCTTCTGGTGTATTTAATAAGCGTTCTAATGCCGTTTTACCTTCAACTTCTGTACTTTCTCCAGCTGCATTTAAATTAGTAATTAAATTAGTTTTAATTTGATTAAACTCTTGTTCATTAACAACTTTGTTTAACTCTACAAATCTAGCACTTTTAGCTTTTTTATATGTATCATAAAGTAGAAATTTACCATTAAGAGTAGCTGTAAATTTACCACGAGGATTCTTTTTATCTGTGTCAGGTTGACCCTCTCTATATCTATTAGCACCACCTCCATTTCGTAGCCAATAATCTTGAGTAGCATCCTTAGCAGCTTCATAAGGATTAAGTACGTTAGGGTCTTGACTTAAAGCATTAAATTGTTCTCTAAAATATCTTGTTAATTCATTATTTATTGTATCTTGACCTGCAGTAAAATTATAATCACCATCTGTTCCTACAGTAAGTTCTAAGTACTTACCAACCATTTCCTCTATAGGTTTTTCACTATACTGGAATTGTTTTTGTTTACCTTCTAAACGATCAATTGTTTTTTGTATTTCAGCTTTTAAATTCTCATTAGTTACTCTTTCTTTTTCTTGTTTTAAGAATTCTACATTACCACTTTTTAAAGCAGGTTCTATACTCATCCTTTCATCTGTATAAACAGCTTCATTTTGTCGAGTAGGGTTTACACCTTCTGCAGCTTTATATTCAGCTGACTCTTCCAGACCTGCAGACTTTGCTTCACGTAAAACCTGTTGAAGTTCTTCGTTACTCATTTCTCCTGCAAGTGATTTTACTCTTGCATCAACCAGTTTAGCTCCAATAGCAAGTTCATGTTTTGCTATAAGTTCAGTTTGATATTCTATTTCACCTTGTTCTATAAATTTCCAATCTTTTTCATTTAAAAGTTTTTCACCTGTTTTACCTAGATCTGAAACAATTTTACCTTGTTTCATAGCATTTATAACTTCACTATTTATTTTCCCATCTTTATTTAAACGATGTAAAAGTATAACTGCATTTTTTCTACCGTTTACAGGGTCAATAGCTATACTTTCTTTAATGAGGTTTTGTGCTTCAACAGCAGCTATCTCTGGATTTGGGTTGCTTTTTAAATTTTCAAGAGATTTAACTCTTTCTTCCTGATTTTGAGTATATGTAACTTTTTTATAATCAAGTTTAGCTTCTAAACCTTTAGCATTACTATATTTATTTATTGACTCTTCATAATGTGTAGCTATGAATTTATCGCTTAAACCTAGTTTTCTTAATTTAGCTCTTATGTTTTGTCTATAATAAGAATCTACTTTTCCATCACGAGATGCTTGATCAAAGCTATCTTTTTTTAGTTGATTAGATTCAATCTCACCATCTAATGTATCTATACTTTTTTCTAAAGTATTCCAACCTAATATACGTTTTAATCTAATTTCTTTATGACCAGCATGTTTTTCTATAGAAGCTATTGCTTCGTCACTTACACCTGCTTTTTTAAATTTAGAAATTAAATCAACACCTTTTATTGATAAATCATTTTCTGCTGAAACTTGATCTATTTTAGTTTGATCGTCAATATCAAATTCATCATATATAGTACCAAACTGGTCTTGTTTCGCTTCTTCTCTTTCAGTAGAAATAGATTTTAAAGTTTTAGAAAGATGCGATAAACTATTTAGTCCTGCTACTAAATCATCAGCAGTAAATACCGCAGCTTCTCGTTGTTTCCATACTTCTTTTGATTGTTGATGGAATTTTTCACGTTGTTTTCTTTCTTCATCATAGGCTTTTTCTAAAGGGGATAACCAGTTAGTGATTTGTTTTGGATCGTTATATAGTATCATAGTTATACCTCTTTAAAAGTAACGTCGATTAGGTTATAGTTGACACCATAGAAACCATCTGGACCTAATACAGCAGCTTTTGGAACTACTTTAATTACTTCGTCAGCCATAGCTCCTATGTATTGTTTAGCTTTACCAATATAATTAAACTTGTAAATACCTAAACCAGATATTGATTCACCTATTTTCTGAATGTTTTCTTTTAAGCGGCGGTCAGACTTTGGGAAGAAACTAGCAACAGAACTAGCAATACTCAAACCATCCATCAATGCTGCCATAGTAACGTTCTGATAAACAGGTTTAGGCGGTGCAATGTCAGGGCTCTTGATAATAGCATTCTTAGCAAAGCTATTCATCTGTTCAGCTCTTGCTTGACCAGCTGCTTTTCTACCAGTTTTATCCATTTCTTGCTTACCTTCTGTTAATTCATAAGCTTTACGTGAACCTTGAGCTAAATATTGACCTAACTCTATAGTACCGATTCTAGCAGCGGATCTACCTGTTTGACCTCTAGCAGCCATCTTACTGCCAGTATTATCTTGTAAAAATTTCTTCCAGTTAACTTCGTCTTCTTGTAAAGCTTTACCTATTTGATCACCAAATTTCTCTTGTATATCACCATAAACTTGTGATAAACCTATGTTACTGGCATCAATAGTTTGGTCATGCATAATCCTTTCAGTCTTAGTAAGACTAAGAGTTTGCATCCAATTTGCTTCTCTATTTTGTAGTTGATGTTCATAATTTCTTCGAGCAGTTTCATTTGCTGCTCTTGCTTGGGCTCCTAAGCACACGGCAAAACTCGATAAAGGATAATTTGTTTGGTCCAAATTCTACTTCACGTAAAAACTTGAATCCAAGGAATTTAAGTAGCTTTAAATGGACGGTGTTGCGTTTATCAACAACGTTCCACAGCAACTTATCAGGTTGTCTTTCCACATAACGCTTTGCTTCTCTCACAAAGGTCATTGGATATTCAAGGATAGCGGGTGTACATAGCATCCAGATTTGACCTCCAGGGTCTACCCCAGCCATTCCAGCAGTCTTGCCGTTAGGCACCGTGAAATAAACACAGGAGGGCTTCTGAACAGCATCTAATAATGCTTCTGTAGAATCTACACCATGACCTTCTTCGACCTCTCTACGGTCTTCTGGACGTAAATTAGAGGCCACCTCTTTGGCAGCCTCCAATGTGATAGGATGGATATAATTAGACACTTGTGTAGAATCTTTTTGAATAATCACCTTCCCATGTAAGTGAATACAGGGTTGCAGGTGAAGGGTGTGAAGATTTAATTGTTATGGATGTATTACTATTTCTATCATATATAGGTATGGTTCTTGTTATCTCCTCTTCAAATACTACTTGGTTAGCTAGATAATCATCAGCTAAACTTGGTTCCCATATCTCACTATAATCAGGTTTACCTGTTCTTTCAATAAGAGTTTCATATAAACCAGAATGTCCAAAGTTTAATTTCAATCTATGTAGAACTAAAGAACCTCTACGATCTGCTCTATAAGATTCACCTGATTGAGTTGTATAGTAAATGGTAGGTAGTTTAACTTCATAATCATACTTTTGACCAAGTATAATATTGTTAGTTGGGGTTTGGATTGATTCAATAGTAACATCACCTGCACCTGCTGTACCGTTTCCACTTAAATTTTCTACTGTAAAACTATTTGAATCAGGTACTGTTAGTACCGTATAAAAGGTAGAATTAATTGAATGATTGGTATCAGTAAGACTACCGCTTTCAAAATTTAATTGTAAAGAATCACCAACTTTAAACGGATGATTAACACAAGTAATTGTTATTGTATTTGAATTTGCTGATGCACCATCTGTAATTGTAAAGGCACTAGCTATATTATATGTTTTCCAGTTACCAGGGAGGCTAACTTTTGGAGTAGCAGTATTCTCATCATATAGAGTGATATCTTGACATAATCCTCTTAAAGTATCATCAGTACCTGTAGGTACTACATAAGCAGATAAATCACTATTTAAATTAAACCCTGTAGGTACTGTAAATGTAGTACGATCATTCGTAGAGTCATAATCTGCTAAAGAGGTAGAAGCTACTGTAGTCATATTATCTAGATGAATCTTATAAATAACATCATCTGAAGTATCAACAGTATCTTTATCGTCAGTAATTGTTTGACTATCTGTATGTATTTTTAAAGGTATCTTTTGTAATACATTTTTATTTGATGTATAATTAATATATATCTGAGAATTACCACCACTTAAAGTATTAACAGTAGTATTTTGAGAATCAGATACAGTAAAATGATTTGAATCAGGTATTGTACTGACATAAAATGTAGTACCTTCAGCACTATTACCTACCGCACCAGAATTAGAAAGAAGATTAGGAGATGCTGGATTCTTAAAAACTAAAGAATCTCCTACAGCTAACCCATGATTAGCAAGAGTAAAACTGTTACCACTTAAAGGCCATACAACTTGATTAGTAAGAACTCTTGAGTTTGCAGTAACTAAATACAAATCATCATCTAATACTGCATGATGTACTATCTTATTTTTAAATTCCCAGGTAAACCAAGATTGTTGTATACGTTTATCAGATGCGTTGAAATATTTAAACCCATATAGAGTTGTGGTATTTTTTTCACTAAAAAATGCTAATCCATTTTCTCTGGAATTAGAAACTAAGTCTAAATCTTTATTTAATAATTTACTTACAATCTTACTTTGTTCTATAACATCAGGCTCACCTTCTCGTAATACCCTTGCCATTTCCATAAAACGTGAGTTCTTACCTGCGTTATCAAGGAAACCTATAGTGGTACCTAATGAAAAAGGATTAGTTTTATAGTTAAAATTATAAGAAGATATAAAGTTTATCTTAGCAGTTAAAGGACTTAAGACATCACTATCTGTTGTCAACATAAACTGTTGATTCTTAGTGAATAATACTAAACCACTATTAACTTGGATACCATCATATACAATAGCTGGATATTCAGAACTACAAGATATATCAATTGGATCAGAAGTTGCAAGTTGTATCGCAGATTTACCCCAGAAATTAAAGAAATCCCCAGGTCTTGACATAACTACATTTTCATCACTTAACAAAACAAATCTATTCCTAAAGAATAGCATCTTGTTAATCGTGTTACCTACAAAACTAGATCTAGGGTTAGTTCCATTAACAGTTGTATCACCAACTTGAGCTTGATCCCAATCAATATGATCTAATACAAACGAACCATCAGCTTGTCTTACAAGTTGTATAGGTAAAGTAGTTTTATCATATTCAATCTCTGTCCCTGGTTTAGCACATTCTTCCCATACACCTTCACCATCCCGATCATTATGACCAAAGAATTTAACATAATAATCATCTTCGTCAGAATCACTATTAGCTACTTTAACTACATAACCATGTTTACATTGATCAGGTAAATCAGCTATATCTTTTATGGAATCAGTAACTACATTTAATAATTCACTAACTGGAGTGTTTGAGTTAAATGAACCTTCACTTGTAGGACGGCTAATATAAAGACCACTGCCTATTTGTTTACAATGATAACCATTACCTTCATCATCTTTCCATTGATAAAGTGTATTAGTACCACCATTACTGTTACCTAAAATTTTTGTTCTAAGAGCACCTATAATACTTTCAGCTGTTACAACTGTTTTAGCATCAAATGGAGTTGGTGTAGGTCTTATTAATCCTAAGTTTGCTTGTATTTTAGATGTACTAGTTTCATCTATTGTTATTTGATAACTACAATTTTTGAATCCAACTTCAATTGATTCGCCCTCTGTCCAACCTTGCCCACCATGTAGTAAATCTATAACAGTTTGGTAACGTCCAAAATATTTAGGTGTTTCATCTCTTTCATGTGGTACAGCTTGACCAGTAACAGTTAAACGAAAATATAGATCTTCTCTATTATTAGTACCACCATCAATCCCAACTGCACCTCCGTTGTTAGTGACCAGATTAGCAGTCCATGTGGTAGATGGTAATGCTGCATAAGAAGTCTTACGATCTAAAGTAGCTAGGGGAGTGTCAGTTTGACCGCCTGTTTTATAAGCACATCTGAAATATTCTCCATAAAGAATTTCGTCATTAATACCTTTTTTCTCAGATATTGTACCAATTGTAAATTTTAACTTATCATAATTAGCAGCATTTCTAAAAGATTCCGCTACTCTTTCAACAGTTGATAAATTTCTAGTGCCAGTGGATAAATCCATCTCAATAGTAAGAGATCTTGTACCGTCATCTATTTTATACCAACCATCGGTTCCATTATATATATCGTCATGACTGCCTCCACCATTATTAGAACTTTGTCTTAAATCGAATATTTGTACTTCTGGTTTACCTGTAATACTAAATATTTTAGTACCTACATTAGGTAACAGTGAATCATAACCAATATTGATTGGCTCAGCTGATAATCTAGTAGCTGTAGTTACTTCAGTTGTAGATGTATCATCAAATAAATTAAGAGCATATTGACTAGCATAAGCTACTTTTTTTAATTGGATGTAAGCTTCAGGAGGTCGTACTGGCTCTGTAGTACCAGCCATCGTAACAGTTTTTGTCCTGTTATTGATATATGTATAGTCGTTTAAAGTTAAAGTTTGTAAATCTTCATCAGAAGTGTTAACTAAATAATTAGTTATACTAGTTTCTAACCCGCTTGCAGCAGCTACAAAATCCCATTTAGCAGTATTATCTGCTATAGCAGTTCCTGAACCTGCAGTCGGACCACCTGATCCTGCAGACGTACCTGCAGTAGAACACTTATAAACATTACTATTGTTTTTTACTTTATCTCCTACAACATAAGCAGTAGCAGCAACCCAAGGTTTAGCAGCTAAATGAACAGTTTTAGTAGAACCATCACTACGCCACATATTTACATCACCATCTCTGACAATTTGACCTATGTACTGTTCGGTTTCATCTCTATAATAATGAAACCATTTACCTACATGATCAGAGTTTAAAGCTTTATTTCCATCACTTTCATCCATTAAAGAACCAATTAATTGGCTACCAGGTCTTTTCATTAAACCTTCTGTTACATCAGGTAAAACATTTTTGGCTGTTTTTACCTGGCCTGGTACTTTTAACTCATCAGGTTGTTGAGATAAACCACCTGTATAAGAAGGTATTGTTTGTGTTACGCTAGACATTATCTACTAAGTACAGAGAAAGGTGTGTAAGATCTATATCCAGATCCATGAGGAATACCAAAGAATGAATGATCCCCTTTATCACAATCGTATTCAATACATGAAGCTCTAGATTTAGCCTCATCAAGTTGTAATAATTTTACTAATTCAGCGTTTGATACAAGTTGTGTAGCAGCTCTTACAGCAGCTCTATAAGTAATATATCTTTGAAAACAATTAGGTATATCAGTGAAATCATATAGACTTACTATATCTACATATATGTCAGCATCAAATTCATCAGTATGATTTACTAGGTCATATAACCTACCATACCTAGTTACAACATCAGTTACTTTAGAAACTAAACCTTCATGTATATCATATCTAAGAGTGTTAGTTGGTAATTCAATATACTTAGTAGTTGCATCAGGGCTGACCTTGACGTGTTCTTCAGTATTGAAATGCCAACCTTCATTCTGTACATCCTTATTTACTTCAGTAAGGATATTATAAATAAATGATATTTCTGGGTTAGTACTTATTAATGAACCTGTTGTTGTATCTTTTAATTGGGTGATAGGAGATTGACCGATGGCTCCCAGTATAGAATTGACTGCGGATAATTCGGTATCGAGTTCAGTTGTTGTGGTCGCCATGAAAAATTTTTGAGAAAAAAAAAAGGGAGACCGAAGCCTCCCCATGTGTGTATAAAAATATAAATTAAGTGAAACTTGCGTTTGAAACAGCAGTGTTATTGAAGTTAGAAGAAACGTCAATACCAGCTACGAGTTCAACTGCACAAGCAGGGTTCAAGAAGTCTGCGCCCATAGCGAGTCTTCCAAGAATTACATCACCCTGGTAAACTACTGAAACGTCACCAGAAGTTGTTTGAACAGAAGGACCAATAGCTTCTACGACACCAGCAGCTTCCTTCTGGAAGATAAGTCCACATGAGTTTGCAAACTTAGCAGCTGTACCATAGTTGTTTGTAGTCTTTTGTCCGCCAGCAGGTGTACCACCATTAGCAGCAGCATCTTGATCACCCATTGCTTCACCAACGAAAGAACCTTCGTTATCATTTGAAGCACGTGGGTTCATATCTGTCTTAGTACCAAACTTACCAAAGAACGGAATGTTCATTGACTTGTAGATTTTGATACCAGCAATAGATATTATACCATTACCAGATTGTAAAACAGAACCAGTTTCATCACGGTTGATTAAACCATTGTTGTTTACATCTTGGATAAGTGCATAGTACTGTCTTGGGTTAAGTACAGCTACTCTACCATCACCACTAACACCTTTTTCATCTAAAGTTGCAGCAGCATCATAGAATGCGTTTACTAAGTGAGCAGAGTTATAAGCATCTCCAGCAGTAGTACTTGCAGCAGCACCAACCTTAATTACAGAACCACCTGGTTCAACGAAATTAGACATCGTAACAGGTGAAGGCTGTCTAGCAGCTTTAGTAATAGCTCTAAAGATTCTTCTATCATAATTCTCAGCTAGAGCATAACCGATCTTACGAGAGATTTCTCCCCTCAAGTCATAATGAGCAAGTGTCTCATCTAGCTCATACACAAAAGCTGAACTAATTAATAGGTCATCAACTGTGATAGTTTTTTCTGCTACTGGAGGAGTCTTCTCATTGTTACCAAGTATGCTTTGACCTGGAATATGGAATTCACTTTTAGTGCGTCCTGTGTAGATGAACTGCAATGATTTGCCGTTCTTCAAGGTACGTCTTGTTACAAGATCCCTAGCAATTGTGTTGTGCTGGAATCCTTTAAACATTTCACCAGAAAATAATTTCAGGTAAAGGGCTCGCCTTTCAGCAGCGGTACCAGCATTAGTGATGGCACCATTATTGGCACCTCCATAAATAGGACCGTTAGCTGTAGCGGTTGTGGCTTGTTGTGCCATTTGTCTTTATTTTAAAATGTATTGAATGTATAAATCATCATCGTGCACAATTTAAATTCGAAGTTTTGTGGTCTTTCCCACCGTCTAGACGGCTAAAGGGTATCCTGCGTACAGGGCCAGAAGCCAAAGCGAGTGAGGGGAATCGAACCCCTGTTAAGTTAGATTGGAAATCTACTTTCTTCCTCAGTCACTCGCAAGGAAGCACAATAAGGTGCTGCCTTTTCATGATATTTCACATGAGACCATTCTACAAATAGAATGAAGGATAGCAATCCAAAGACTACTATCCATAATTCATTTATTTTCTTTAATGGATTCTTCATCAACACCTGGTGGTTGCTTGTCACTAGGCATAGTGTCAGGCTGTTCTTTTGGTGAATAAGGAATAGGATGAGCTAATCCAAATCCACCTGCAGATTGTTGAGCCATTAGAAACTAAACTTTGCTCCTAACTTTGTGCCGTATGTGTTGTCAGCGTCTTCCACTTGTGCGAAAGATACTTCACCATAGACACCAAGTTTATCTGTAGCAGAGACAGAAGCACCAAGCTTGCCAGAGAAATTAGACTCTGAATCAACGCCATCAGCAGCATTAATTGTCTTACCACCTTGGATATAGTAAGCAAGATCACCAAGA